ATGAACAGAGATATCACCAAACCAAACCTTGCGATCTTTCTGCTTCGCAGATCGCCCTTTCGCTCTGAAAGCGAATTTGCGTTTAAGGGTATCATATGTGTCAAATAGGCTCTCGTTTTAATTAACAAAACCGCAGGTCAGAAGGCGTGTCGTAAAATGGCACAATTCCGTATCGATCAATCCAGTTGTAATCATAACCAGCCTCACTCATTTAGTTGCTATCAATTCGCATGTATGACAGACCTGATCTACAAACTGCCATGATCCGCATTTAGTGCATCGAATAACAGGTTCTTGAGTGTCAGTCGCTTCTGCTAGGTTCTTTGTGCCAACGCAATTGCAACGCAGGCATTGATAAACCCTAAATCCATCAGCTGCTGAATAACCTTCCAGCCAGATAAAATCAGTATTGCCTGAGCAGCCATTACATTTGAATTTAACCATTTCGTTTCCATCTAGGACATTCGACGCAACTGCTTCCCTTTAGATTATTACATCTGGCACAGGCAGCAACTAAATTGGTTGGTAAGTCAGATCCACCATGATTTTTAGGGATTACATGATCTACCTGATTAGCAGCTTGACCGCAATAGGCACAAGTCCAGCGATCTCTTTCCAAGACCCAACGCCTAGCCAATTTGTAAGACATTGGCCATTTCGATTTAGGATATTGTTTAAGGCGTTTTGCTGGTTTTTTCCATTGCCTAATACCATTTTCAGAGCGTTTAATATAAACAGCATGCGGTGTGCAACCCAATTGATCAGCAATTTCTTTTGCAGTCAATTTTGTATCAGCAATAAGGTCAAACATCCATTGTTCCCATTTCATCGGTTTATTCATTTCTTACCAGCCCAACCTGATCCCTTAAAGATTGCTGGCACAGCTGTATAGACACGACTTAATTCAAAGCCACATACTTGACAAAGAGGGATTTCGTGCTGCATCGGCAAATCCAATACAATACTCGACCCCTCTCTATCACAAGCGTATTCGTAGTTCGGCACTATGGAATCCGATTGATTGAATGACAGGAATAGCATCGAAGCAGATCGCCCTCATGAAGTAATCTGTCATCGTTGCATAAGTCGCAATGAACTGTCGTTGGCTCGACTTTGATCGCATCGTTTTCAATCGTTGCCATTAATCCAGAGCCATCGATAATCTCTACATAACCCATTTATTCACCTCCTTCAAAATACCATTTTCCATTAGCTGTAAGTTTTGCCCATTTGGGTTCGCATTGTTTTGCTTTGCATACATAACCACGATAAGGCTTACCTCCTTTAGATATTCCTTCTTTAAGAATATGACCATGCTCGCAGGCTGGTGGTTCATTAGGAATTGATGCACCGATCTGCGATACAACATCACCAACAGTCCAGGCAACAGGCGCAACATCTTTGTCAGCTTCAAATGAACTTCTTAATGCAGTTTCAATTGCAGCAGATCTGCCGGACTTTCCATAGATGTTTTGTTTGCTATGTAACTTTTCTTGAAATGATTTGGGTTCATCATTGACAACCTTTACCATTTCCTCTCTTGATGCTCTTTTGCCTTTAGCTGCAAAACCTGCGTTTGCAAGTGCTCTACCGATCGCTGAAGTTTCGCAATTCTCCAAGGCAGAAGTCGCATTAACACCGCGATCCGAAATCGTTTCAGAAGCAATACCCGATGAGCACGGCTTTGGATCGGCCTCTGTTTTGAATAATTTGCAAACAACAATGAATCGAGTGTTTGATGCCTCGACAAGTTCTGTTTCCAATCGTCCGTCTGGGAATTGTGCATGCCATTTCTCCAATCTTGTTTCTACTGTTTCGTAATCTGCTAAATTAAAAGCCATTATTAGTCCTCCCAGTTTTCATCTTGGACTGCGTCAAGCACAGTTTTATAGACAGATCCATAGGCAATGAAGTCTTTGATACTGTCGTAATGATCTGGGGTTTCACTAAGCCTAGAAACCTTGACCAACGCCATACATAATGCAGCTTGGTGTGGTGTGATTGGGAAGTCGAGATAAGCAGACCATAAGCCTGCAATTCGTTTGTGGTTGTAATACGGATGTCCATAAACCGCTCCACGCTGTTGGATTGTAGTAATGACCTCATCAAACAAAGTTTCAGTTTTTGTCATAATCAAAAACTTCATCTGACTTAACTTTGGAATCAATCATTCGGCGGTGCATATCCCACCCATCCCGACGCCCAATCCAATAATGGCGTTGCTTGGCGTTTTGGTGTATTCCGTAAGCCCAGATGATCAAAACCATCGATGCGACCCACAATAAACCAGCTTCTTTTAGTGTCATGTTGCTCCCTTACATTTCCACAGCGGTTGTGGATGCATAAAGTATGACCTAAATCAAGGAAGCGTGGTTAATTACTTTCGGCGTGTTCTATAACGATTAGATAAAGCCAAGAGCCTCAATTGCATCGATATGATCATCAATCGTGCGTGGCTGATAGTCTGTTTCACACTCCATAGGACTTTCCAAGAGCTGTAAATGATCCGTCTTTATTGATTGGAATAAGCGTAGGGGTCATGTTTTTGCCATTCCATTCAAGGATAGCGATACCCATCTGCCAATTAGCCACAGTTCGCGTATAAGAGGCTTTTGCCTTATTCATAAGGTTTCCTACCTCAATGCCATATAAGGGTCTGTAATGACCTCCTATGCCCTCAGAATAGGCACTCATGCCCAACCTATGGGTGTGCCCAATAACGCAGGATTTGCCAGTTTTGCGAGCCAAGTTTAGGGCAGTCATTCCAGCATTTGGATTGGCGTTGCCTTCGTCGCCATGAGCCAAGATCCAGCCTTTTTCAAATTCGTAAAATGTCTTATGAAAGGTGATGCCAAGTGAATCGAAATCCATAAATTTTGCGTATTGCAACTCAGGCAAGGAAAGCATGCCCGGAACTTTTAGAAGTGTGTTGTAAAGCCGATCAGTATGGTTTGATCTAACAATGTGGGCTTCCTTAGCATTCTCAGTTAATGACCAAAGAATCTCTTGAGTAGCTGTGCGATCTTGATCAAGGGTCTGCTGATAAGCCAAAGGTGTTTTCTCAGCCCATCGAGAAATGGTTTGAAAGTCAATCTCATCGCCAACACATAGAACGCTGTCAAACTTTTCACGCCTTGCCAGTTTGATGACATTCTTGACAGCTGCTTCATGGTGGTATGGAATTTGCAAATCTGAAATGACAAGATATCGCTTAATCATCATCCGAATCGTCAGTTGGATCTATAGAAGGAATAATCCCCCCATCGCCTACGATCCAATCAGGAAAAGTTTTATGTTCAGTCATAAGCCAAAAAGCGTGTTCAGGCGTAAATCCTGCTTTTCTGGCTGCTTTGTAGCATTCGTGCAAAGCCATGTAATGCTGATCGATCTTTGTTAATGGCTCAGGAGATTGGCGAACGACGCGACGATTGATCTTTTTGCGTTTGATAGGTTTTCGAGTGTTCGCCATAATTAAAATTATGACTTACTGATTAAGACAAAGAGATCATCGACACGCTTTTCAAGTCGATTTATTTGATCTTTTATTGACGCCCCACCATTAGGTTTAAGTTCGGCTAGATAGGATTTAATAACCCAACGCAGAGCCAGCAATAAACTGCTTGCGATTGCGCATCCGCCAACGGCGATAGCGACCCAATCGTTGGGTGTCATTTGCCATCAATACCATAATCAACTTCTTTTGCAGAAGTAGGATCAATGGCTTTGATTAGTGGTGCAATTAATGCGCCAAGCAAAATTGCGTATTCAGGCTTCATATCTCCCACAATGGCAAGTGCCACAGTAATTCCAGAAGCTGCCACAGCTCTCAAATATGACTTGATTGCTGCTTTGTGTTTCTTGGTTAGTTTCATTTACTTGCCTCCTAGTAGTGGGATGTTAAAGAAATCGCCTTTTTGATTTGGCTTAAATGAAATATGAATATGTTTATGATGGGGATTTATGCCGCGATATTTGACAAACTTCCAAAATGATTTAGCACTAGCAATTTTGCCAGCGTGGATTACATACAGAATACGCTTATCTGTTTTTGCTGCCTGTCGAATCTGATCTGCCAGATCGAAACTAACTCCTTCTTGGTCAGAAAGGCGAGCGTCAATATCGATGGCGCATACTTCACCCTGTTCATTCGGGTTATGCTGACTGACTCTGGCTGAATGACGAGCATCACCAATCCACCCATCGCTGGCACGCTTGCGATCAGGGAAGCAGTCATCAGTTTGTTCTCTTAACTGAACAGCAGCTTTAGATAACCAAGCCTTCAT